CTGAATGCCGCCGACGCTCGCCGCGAGGCGAGTGAGAACGGCGTGAGCAATCTGCCGGGTGCAGTGGAACGCGGGCATCAGACCCACGAAGTTGCCGGGGAGGGCCATGAGCGCCACGACATCCGAGAGCGTCACGCCGAGGGGCGTGGTCGCGGTGGACTTGAAGACGCGGCTATTCGTGGAGGTTTCAGAGGTCTGGACCCAGGCCGTCGAGGCGGATGCGCCGCCCGCGCCGATCTGGTGCAGAATGCCCTGCGTCTGTGGAACGTAGCCGTTCGCAGACCCGTTTCCGTTGGCATTGAACAGGGAGTTGTCTTCCTGCTTCGCTGCCGCGCGGGAGATGTCCCGGCCCGCATCGTCGGCGACGTTGATCGCCGAGTCTTGCGTCAGAGCCTTCGACATCTTCGTGATGACCACGCCCGTCTTGGCGACAAGCTGGACATTCGAGAACGTCTTGGTGCTCTCGGTGCCCGCACCGCCGTCTTCGGGGTAGTACATGGTCAGGTCGCCGGTGGCCTTCGGGCGAAGGGTCCGGTCGCTGGTCATGTTGACGTTGCGACAAGCGCGACGAGCCACGCCGTACTGATTCAGCAACTGGTGCAGGTCAGCGTCGAAGCCGATCGGAACCAGGGCTTGACCGGCGGCGGTGTTCAGGAGGGTGTAGCCCTTCTGAGTCAGGCCGTCCGCCGTCTTGCGGAACAGTTCGTTGGCCTCCTCGTGCATGTTGAGTGCACGGAGGGCCTTCACGCGGATGTCGTTGCCGAAGCCGAGGGCGAAGTCATAGTTCGAGAAGACGGCCTTCCCGCTCTTGATGCGTGCCTCGTACTCGCGCTCCTCGCCGCTCTTGATGTTGGCGACGGTTTCGCTGACCGGGTTGATGCGCCCGTTCGCGCGGGGCTTGCCGCTGGCCTTGAGTTCCTTCTCGACGGCTTCCTTGACGGCGGCGTTGAACTTCTCTTCGCGCCCGTCGAGGCTGTCGTCCTGATCCACGACGAAGGCAACGCGGCGGCCCTTGGGCTTCTCGGCCTTCTGGAAGACCAGTTCTCGAATGTTGATGATGTCGCCGCCGAACTTGACCTCTTCGATGGGCTCAGGTTCGCCGTCTGTGTTGGTCGCGGAGAGAAGGGCTTTCTTAGCGCCCTCCCAGTCCTCCATCGACCCCTTGAAACCGACCTCACTGACCGCGAGGTCATAGAGGTGCTTCTTCGTAAAGTTCATGGGAGTAGTCCCGATGTGGTGCGTGGTGGTTACCACGGCTCACAACTGGGACCGAACGGGCGGGGGCTGCGGGGGCTGCGGGTTCACCGCGCCCGGGCAGTCCGGACCTCGAAGGTCGGGGCTGCGGAGTCCGTTACAAAGCCCGTTACAGGATTCCTCCCGCAACGTGCATCTATCGAAGCATAGTCGATGTTACGAAGTCAAGCAACCTACACCATCCGCTTCCGAATCGGGACCATCATGGAACCATCGTGGCAGATAATCGGCATCGCCCGGTGATACTTACGAACAGGAGTATCGTCCAGACCGCACGCCACCGCCGTAGAACGATGAATCCTGCCCTTGCTCACCATCGAAACAAGCGCGTCCGGGTTGCAAGGCATCGGGGTGATCGAATACTCGAACAGCGTGCCCGCCCGGTGGATCGTGTGGTGTTCGCCAAACTCGTCCTCTTCCTCATCGGTCGGCGGGCCGAACGCCTTGGCCGCAAAGCCGATGGAGAATCCGTTGATGACCCCCTCGTTCATCATCGTAAGAACATCCTCGCCCAGAGCGGTCGAGGTGATGTACGTCGAGGCCCACAGCGAACCGTCCCGCAGTTCCATCCGCCTGCACTTCCCCACCGGCTTGTCGTAGTCGTGGAACAGATACACCGTCTTCACCTTGCGGGGGAAGTACGACATATCAAGCCCGGACGGTATAACAACCTCGCCGTCGTTGTCGGGCGTGGTGGTCGAGATGATCCCCGAAACCGTCCGGGCTGCTACGTCAACGTCCGGGGCCTTGCCCTTGGTGCCCGTGATGGACCCGACCTTGACGCGGAACTCGGCGTTCGGAGCCTCGTTCGCGTACTTGCGGGTCATGTTGGCGATGACTTCCTTGATCGTCCTAAGCATTGGATTCCCCCATCTCCGGCTCGGGCTTCTCGCCTTCCGTGACATGCAGCCGGTCGATAGCCGCCTCAAGTTGCGCGAGCGCCGCGCACAGGGCGAGTCGTGTAGTCCGCACTTCCGCCGTGGCCTTGATGAGAACGTCGAGTTCATCCTGGGTCATTCGTCGATCCCCGGCATGTCCGAGAGCGAGCGGCGCTTGCTCTTGGGCTCGGCCTTGGGCTTGATCTCCACCTCGGCGGGCGGGAGTGCCACGGGTTCAGGATCGGGCACCTCCACTATCGCCCGCCACGGTGGATTCCTGTCGGCGCAGATGCTGACGCTGCCCGTTCCGTTCAACGCAACAAACACCGCCGCCTCTTGCTCCGTCACAAAGAACCGCTCAATCGTCGCCATCGGGTAACTCCTGTGTTTCGGTGATCGCCATACCGATGCCGCAGGCGCACCGGGCCACCACCCTGTCCTCCTCGATGGTGTACGCCACCTTCTTATGATCGCACTTGCGGACCTTATCGAACCGCGCGTTGAACACCGCCATGATGTGATCGGGAATCGCAAGCGGATCGCTCATGGCTTCTCCGTGACATAGACGATGTTGCATCGGTCGTTGGGATGCAGCGGCGGGCCGTCAACGTCGGCGTAGTCCAGTCGCATCTTGCCGCCCTGCGATCCGGTCAGAACCGAACCCTGCTTGAAGAACGGCTGCCCCAGAGGCTGAACGCCGTAGTTGGCTGAGGCCGCTTCACAGAACTCGCAGGCGTTGGGTGCGAGTTGCCAGCGCTTGCCCCAGATGATGCCCGAATCCATCCATGAACGCTCACGCGCGGCCATGAACGCGCGGGCCGTCTCCGTCCGCGCGATCCCTTCGGCCGCAACGCCGCCCATCTCCGTCACGCTGTCCTGCAAACGCTGCGTCAGTTGCGGGACCGACTCGCCCGCCGCGACACCCTCGGCCAGCCGCTCGCGGATCGCCGTGTCAACCGTCTCGGAGACGGAGCGGATCATCTTTCCCCCATGCTCGCGGAGGTACTTCTCAACAGGACCCGTCAGCGCCGCCATGATCTGCGCATTCCCCGGCTGCGGGAGTTCCTGAACTCCGTAGTTGTACCCCTGCGTAAAGATCGACCGGATGGGCTCCTCCAGCATGAGTGCAAGGCCGCGCTCAATCACCTTCCGCGCCGATGACGGGAGCCCGCCCTGATTGACCAGCGGGGCGAGGTCGGTTCCGAGTCCGCCGAACATGTTGCGGATGAGGGCCTCAAGCCGCCGCTCCGTGCTGTCGATCGGGTCGGTGCCGTCCTTGGTGATGCTCCGTGGGTGGTTGGGGCAGCACTCGATGGGCTCAGCGCCGAGGATCAGAGCCCGCTGCGATACCGGGACGGATGCCTTCCGGGCCACCTCGGCGTGTCCGTGGTGGTTGTTGATGATGACCGTCGGCCCGGCGGACTTCTCCGAATCGCGTTCGGGTTCCTCAGGCTCATCCTCATCATCCTCTCCACCACGAACCTCATCCATAGGCGGCTTGCCTCCTCCATCGCCCGCAAGTCGTCCAAATCCGAACGGGTCGGGTTCGGGCTTGGGCTCTGGGATGATGTCGCCCCCTGGTACTGCGTCATAGTCGAGCTCCGCTCTCGCTTCGTTCAGCGTGATGATGCTCTTCTCATCGCCGGTGTAAAGCGTGCGGACCCGGATCGCCGCCGCCTCCATGTCCTTCGTCACGATCTCTTCGTAGCACACGTACAGCCGGTCGTCACCGAACATCGGAACAAGGAACTGGTTGAGCGTGTCCGCGATGCGGTCGCACCTCGGCTTGATGCCGATCTGCTCCCACTGGGGAATGGCCGACTTGGCCGTTGCCAGCGCCGCAGAGTCCAGCGTCAGAAGGGCTACCGGCAGGTCGTGGCAGTTGGCAATCGTCTCGCGCACCGCCGCGTCGGAAGCGAGGAACGAGACCTCCTTCTCGTTCATCGACCAAGGCTGAATCTCAATGTCGCCCGTCAGCACCATCGAGCGCCCGACCTTCGCAAGCCCGCCGAACTTCCGCTGCAACTGGTCCTCAAGCTGCTGGCGCTGCTCGATCCCGCCCTTGCGGTCGATCAGGATCAGGCCCGGCTGAGCGCCGTTGTCGATGGTGTTGAGTCGGTAGTGGTCGAAGGCGACGGACAGATCCGCCGCGTCGATGCACTTCTCAAGATCGCCGAAGCCCTTGAAGGGATCGCCCCTCGGGTTGGGCTGGGTGAACCGCACCACTTCGCCGGCGTCGAGTTCCACCTCGTTCTCGGTCCCGCGCCCGTAGATGTAACCGCCGACGATGGTGTCGCGCGAGGGCAGGGTGCGAACGTACTGCGGCGCAAGGGGCCAGAGTTCAACGGGTGTTCCAGAGCCATCCGACACAACGTGCCAGTACGCATCGCCCGTGAGCCCTACGCCCAGTTGCGTCTGCTCGAACAACTGCTGCCCGTTCATGATCGGGTTGGCGCTGGTGAGGAGCGACACCAGCGGGTGCAGGGGGTCGATGATTTCCTCAACATCGTCGTCAAGGTCCGCCGCCTTGCGGGTGATGAACCCCGCCCGCGACCGCTGCCGCAGAAGTTCCTTGTGGCTGATGGGCCGCGTGTCCCAGGCCGACTTGCGCCCGCCGGTCTTGCGGCGGTACACGCGGAGGGTCTTGGACGCAACGGCGCAGGCGTTTCGGGACTGGGCCACCGCGACATACTTGCAATACCGCATGACCAGTTCAGCAACTTGCGTTTGCCTGTAACGAGTGAGGCGGGAGCCTTCCTCGTGTGGTCGGACGGTTGACGCGGCGTATGATGCAAGTCCGGGGGACTTTGCTGCGCGCTTAGGCTTTGTAGCGTTCGGCTTCTTGGCCTTGTTAGGTCGCTTGGTAGTTCGTCGCGGCATAGAGGCCCCTGGATGTATTACTGTAGTCAGGTTATCGGCTGGACCCACGTAAGCCCGCGCTTGACTCCCCACCTCTGAAGATGTAACTGCAACGTTCTATCACCGATGCCGAGCGCCTTGGCGGTTCGGCTCATGTGGCCGTTGTTAGACTTCAGAACCTTCAGGACATGGGACTTGATAACCGACTCAAGGTCGGTCGCGGGCTCGGCCTGCGGTATTGCGTTACGTGCGGCGCAGACCTTGCAAGGCGCATCGACATAAAGCGTCTTGACTTTCCTCTCCTTGGGCGGAGGGGGCGGGGGGGGCGGCTCCGGGGCATCGCCTATCCGAACCCGGTATCGGTCCCTGATCGCCACCAGCGTCCGCGCGATCTCGCCGGTGGTGTACACAATCTCGGCCCGGTCATCGAACGCCTCGACCAGCATCGGCACCCAGCCGGTATTGAGTTCCCGGAAGTCCGCCGTCTCGGCCCACTTCGCCATGTCGCATGGCATTCGCGGGGCCTTCTCGATGTGCGCCTCTTGGGAACGGGACTTGTTTGCCATCGACCGTGGGTTGCAGGGTGCGCACCTGGTTTGGTTCGGCCCGGTCGGCGTGTAGTCCTTGCCGCAGCGGATGCAGACCTTGGTTGCGATCATGCGGGGCGGTCCTGGTCACAATCGCCCTTCATAATCCATGTTGGGACGAACGGCTTGCCCACCGCCATGATGATGTTTCCCCTTGCCTCGGGCGGGTGAAACACACTCGGCACCTCCGGATTGCACAGAGCCCAGCCGTCTCCGGGGGGCGAAACCGCCCAACAGTCGCACGACCTCCAGTCACAGATGCTTTCGACTCTGGCCTCGGACTGCCCGACATGCACGATGTGGGTCCAAGCGCCGTCCTTCCTGAAGATCACGCCGTGGGCAGACTCGTAGGTGAATGTTGGATGACCACTGAATCGGAAGTCCAACCAGTCTTCGGGAGTTCGTCGGCAGACGGAAGCGAATGTAGCGTGCGAACCCTCTGGCACCCACCGCCTTATCCTCGCGCTCTCATAGCCCCGCTTCATGTACACGGGCACGGCCAGCGGACCAGCGCCGAACGTGCCGATCCAGCCCGCCCGCGCTTCCATCCACTCAAGCAGCTTTCCGCCGAGGCCGGTCCCACGGCACTCCGGCAGCGTGTGCCACAAGGCAAGCCACAGGGATTTCTTTACCGGCCAGGGGGATTCGATGGCACCGAGGAACCCAACCAGCCTGTCCCCATCCATGGCGCACGCAATGTTATATTCGTCACCCCGCTTGTACTGGAAGTCGAAGAGCGCCCTGTCATAAGACAGGATGTGCCCTGCCCGCCAGTGTTCACCGATGTACTCCATGACCTGTTCTGGATTGACGCAACGTGCTATGTGCATTGGACCCTCATGCAGTCGATTCGCTCACTTGTGCCAATGCCGCAGAGGAAACCGGCGCTCTCTAGGGCTCCGGGCGGCGGCGCGCACCCGAACGGGAGCACCATAACAAGCGAGTCCGTCATAAGCGACCCAAGAACCTGTCGGCTCTTGAGGAGATCATCCGTCGCATCCTCGTAAGTCATTCGGGACAGCGGATTATGGCTGTAGCCATGAGAGAGGATGTGATGGCCGCGGCTGGCAAGGTCCGCGATCTGCTCGCGGTTCACGAACCAGCCGTTGATAGAGCACAGCGGCCCTAGTATCGCACGGGCCGCGTCCGGGGTTACGGTCATGTTGTAGATCGTCTTTGCTATCGCCTCGTCGTGGCCAGCGTAGGCATACGCCGGATTCGGCTCAACGTGAAGGCCGCTCATGGCGATCAGGTCTGACCACGAGTGAGACGCGGCCGCACAATGCAACATGTGGGCGACGGGCGCTGCTCCGTCCAGAGTGCTCCCAATGATGCTGAACACGCCACGTTTGCCGTGTCGCTCCAGAATATCGGCGGCCTGATAGTGACAGGCGAGGCCGTCGTCAAAGGTGAATGTGTGGTTGGGGAGTGCCCGAACCTGATCCTCGAATCGGTCCCAAGGGATCGCCTTGCTTCCGGGCTGCTCGTCGCCGATGTAGTGATAGGTTATCATCGCATGTACCTCTCTGCGGGCGATACCCGCTCCTGCTTCCCGCCCCCCTCCCACCCCCAGTTCACATCCTTCCGCTTCTCCGCGATCACCACACGGAAGTCCCGTTCGTCCGGCGGCGGGGGCGGCGGCGCGCCCATGCTCACAAGCCCGGCCGTCACGGGAACATGGCCCCTCACCCGCTCGACCGCCAGGGCCAACGCAACAACACAGTCGTCATGCAGGCCATCGGGCGCGGAGTACGTCACCCTCTGCGTCTTGCTCAGGACATACTCGAAGTTGCCCAGTTCATCCACGATCACGCCCTCGGGGAAGCCCACCTCACGGCGCTGGATGGCCAACGCAAGCCCCTCCATCAACTGCTGCTTGCTCGCGTTGGTGAACTTGAATCCCTCGATGTTCGGCCTGCCCTTGGCGAGCGTTTCCACGATCGGATCACCCACGCCCGTCGAGTCCACTAGCGTCGGTCGGTTGCCGACGATGCCCAGGATGCGCTCGCCCGTGCGCTCCCACGACTCGCCCTGCCACCGCTCAAAGGAACAGGTCCGGCGCTGCTTGTCGAGGCCCAATACCACGGTGAAGTCGGACGACTTGGCAAGGTCAACGCCGAAGGCAACAGGCGGATCTGTGGAGAGAGGAACCGTGCAGGCCCTGATGTGCTCCATGCCGAAGGGGTTGGAGCCGTCCTCCGTGGGGACGTTCTCATAGAGTTCGCGGAACACCGCCTCGGGCAGTTCCCGGCGTGCGGCCTCCACTTCCTCCTGTGTAATGATGCCCTCTTTCACCGCGTCGTAACAGGTGATCTTGGCGTACTTCCAGCCCGGCATCTCGCCGGACTCCACCCTTCGGGCCAGGCCGTACGCCCAGTTCTTCTTACCCTTGACGTTGCCGATGATGCGGACCTTGCCTTGCGTCGCCGTCAGGGTGGACCGGATCGCGTACCACGCCTCGGGCTTGCACCGTGACGCCTCATCAATCACCGCCCGATGAACGTCCTCACCGTACAGGCCGTCCGGCTTGTCGCCCGACTTGAAGCGGATCGTCGCCCCGTTGCGGAACGTAATCGAGGGGTCCGTATCGTTGCTGGACCAGATCGACTTGTCCGGGTCCATCTGGGAAAGCAGCGTCTTGTAGCGTCGGTAGGCAATCTTGGTTTGTTCGTAGATCGGCGCGGCCCACCAGTATTCTCGGCCCTGGGCTCCGGTGCTGAGCGCGCCTTCGAGGAGCCAGATCATGTTACCGAAGGTGTTATGTGTCGGTATCAGGTGGTCCGTCAGGTACAGGCGGCTAGGGTGGTCGATCTCGAGACACTGGCACTGTGCCCGCCTCGAGAATGTCACCGAACGGAGCATCCTGTGCCCGGTCTTGCGTTTGTTCCTGCACTTCTCGAGCTTGCGGCGAAGCCGAAAGCAAAGCCTCGAGTCTCCGATCTTGATCGACTGCCGCCACACGGGCATGCAACGCACATATGCACCCGCCTTGTCCCTATACCCGTTGTCCGCCCTGTAACTGGTCAGCACGGACCCACCAAGCGACTCGACGAGTTCTGTTATGTCTCGAGCCAGCGCCTCGGACGTTTGCTCTATGGCGGGCTGGCCGTGCTTATCGACAAACCCATCGGTGTCAAGAATGCCCTGGAGCATGGCCCAGCGGACCTCGAGGGAGTTGTATCGGTAGCACTTGGGGATGAACTTCTGGTGCGACCGGCAGCCCATCAGGCCAAGACCGCGTAGCAGAGAGCAGATGTGCGTTCCTCGAGCCCTCATGTTGGGAGCGCCGGACCCCGCTGTTATCTTCCAATCGGCCCCACCTCGATGCTCGAGTCTGTGCCCTCGAGGGAGCATCGACCTCACGGACTCGAGTATCTCATGGTCTGCACTACTTAGGGACGCCCCCGCGTCCTCATGTAGGCATCCGTCGCCGATCAGCACCCCCACCAGATAGGGGTCAAGCGGCACCGGCCTCGAGGCGAAGGCGACGGGCTCAATCTTCGGAACCCACGTTCTGCGGAGCGAGCCCGCGCTGAGGGAAGCCAACTCGAGAGTAGATACCACCATCGGCTTGCATTTGTTGCGCCGCACTACCCACAGATGTTCGCCATCGGCCTCCACCACGGCCCCGTCCTGGAACTCGAGCCTGTAGACATCCCGCTCGCCCTGTGGGTACACACCAACCACGTTCGCCACGGTGCCGTCTATGGCGAGAACCTTGTCGCCCGGCGATACATCGCCCATTCGGACAAAGCCCTCCGGCGTATACACCCTCGAGTACAGTGGTTGCGCCTTCCCCGCCTTGGTACTCGCCTCAATGACGGCGTTGCGTTCGTCGCAGAAGATGGCTGCGCGTTGGTAGGAGGCGAGGGGCGGGAGTTCGATGGTGGTGGTCATGTCGAGAAGTCGCGCAGAACGTCCACGACCGCGTCGGCTTCCTCTTCGGGTAGGTCTTTAAGGAGAAGGCAGAGGAAGCTGTACAACATCTCGGGTAAGGGGCAAGCAACGTGTGATCTTGCAGCCAGCACGGCGTAAGCAAGCTCAAGCCCAAAAGACGCACCGTCGTCGTCCGAGAACTCGACGGTCGCACCCGCCGCTTCCGGTGTTCTCACGGTGATCCTGACAGCAACGGAACCTTTGTTACTCATGCATTCCCCTTTCATCTCAACGGTTTGCTTTCATCTCATCGACTCATACGTTCCATCGCGCACGTCTGCCGCGAGAACTTCGATCAAGTTCGCTAGCGCATCGCGCATCCTCTCGTGTTCCAGGTCTTCCGACGATGCCAGAGACGACAGCAGCGCAAAGCCGGACGCACCACCACGAGGGATCAGGAAGCAGATGTATTCCATGTCCATCCCCTTGATGGACTCACCAATGGCATCCTGAGTCATTAGTGACACGAACAGGTCCCCCTTGTTTGGCCCCTCGTTAGGCACGGTCACTCCTTCCCCTCCCCCAGCAGCCTCGGCGGCGGCACCACGAAGTGCCGGTGTTCGACCTGCTTCGGCGTGTCCACCTCGGCCGCGTGGTGCTCGTCTTTCTGGTTCTGGGCCTCGATCATCGTCAGCGTCTTAGCGATTGACGTACGCGCCTTCACACGCTCGGGAAGATTGTCGATGCTCTCGACCTCTTCCATCGCGCGACGCAACTGCTCGATGCACTGTTCCTTGATATGTGCGGACATCCCTGCCCAGCGCCGGGGTCGCTCTTTGATCGCATTCCTAATAAGCCCGCGATCCCGCTCGGTCGTGAGGTCAACGCTAAGTTCCCTACCCGACAGAATCGGCGGATTGTTGCTTTCTTGTTCCATTCTGCGCCGGTCCCGCTTGACTTCTGACATTCGTGGCGGCACGATGCGGTACGATCAACCCTTGCTAACAGGGATGAGCGTTGT